ATAAACTTGATGGTGCTGTTGTTGCAGCAAAAAATCCTGGTACTTGGGCAAACGATATTAAAGTTGCCATTATAGATGGTAAGGCAGATCAAATACTAGACATGAGCACAACTGGTGTCAGTGAATTTACAGCAGCTGCTAACAATAGAGTCGGAGTTGCAACAGTTGGATTATCCACTGTTGCTGGAATCACAACAACTAGCATCGCTGTAAATCAGATAGTAAGATCGACTGTAGTTGCAGCAGGAACAACTGTTTTATCTATTGGTACAAGTAGTGTAACTCTTTCAAACGCACCCACATCATCAGGAGAATCCATATTTGATTTTGGAACAGAAGCATTCTCTGCTGCAGCACCAGTGGTTGGTTCTGGTATAGAACAAGATGTTTCTGCTGGTACTGTCGTATCAGGAGTTGGTGGAACAAGTTTACTTGATGGAAAATTCAAAGGTATAATTACAGAGGTAGGATCTGGTAATGTATCAGTTAAATTCTTATCACATGTATCTGCTGCAGGTACTGAGACAGCACAGGACTTTAATAGTATATACAAATTCTCTGGAACAGGATTAGTTGCAATTACCTCAGAAGGAGAGTCAACATCTTATGGATCAACTGCTGTTACATCAGCAAAAGACTGGTTCGATGAGCAAACTTATGAAACAGTGACAGGATCAGATCCTCAAAAATGGAATGCCATTGCTGATAAACCAGGCACATCTGAGTATGCTGCTGCTAGAGGTGGTAGATTTGATGAAGTTCACGTTGTCGTAATTGACGCAAAAGGAACTGTCTCAGGAAACGCAGGAACAATATTAGAAAAACATCTTAACTTATCAAAAGCAAAAGATGCAGAGTTCTCAGTTGGATCACCATCTTACTGGAGAAAGTATCTTTACACAAACTCTGAAAACCTATTTGGTTTAAGTGGTTCGGATATTGGTGTTACTACAACTGGATACAGCAGTGGATTCACCCTTGCAACTGATGGTGATTGGGATAAGGATGCAGATGGAGTTATTTTCAATAGTTGTGGAGCAACTAATTTAACATTATCAGGTGGTAAAAACTATGGTGGTACATCAAATCTAACAGATACTGGAGCACTTAACTCTGGTTTAGGTGATTTGATGACAGGATATCAAATATTTGAGAATGATACAATCAATAATGTTGATTTCTTACTCATGGGTGGTGGACATCTTGGTAAAGATCAAACAAGACAATTAGCAACAACAATGATTTCTGTTGCAGAGGTTAGACAGGATGCTGTTGCATTCATCTCACCATCAAGAGATACTATTATATCAGATACAGAGGATCAAACAGCTGTTACTGTTAAGAGTGATGAGGATATCACCACAGGTATAATTGACTTTTATGACCCAATTACATCATCAACTTTCGGAGTATTTGACAGTGGGTACAAATACATGTATGATAGGTTTAATGAAGTGTTCCGTTATGTTCCATTAAATGGAGACATTGCGGGAACATGTGCAAGAAACGACATTAATGATTTCCCTTGGTTCTCACCAGCAGGTACAGACAGAGGAGCAATCTTAAATGCAGTTAAACTTCCATACAATCCAACTAAATTACAGAGAGATAAACTTTATTCAAATCGAATAAACCCAGTAGTCAATTCACCTGGTGCTGGAATTATCTTATTCGGTGATAAAACTGCTTTCGCAAAAGCATCAGCATTTGATAGAATCAATGTTCGCAGATTATTCATCTACCTTGAGCAAGGTATTGCAGCTGCTGCTAAAGATCAGTTATTCGAATTCAACGATGAAATCACAAGGGCAAACTTTGTGAACATTGTTGAACCTTTCCTAAGAGATGTTCAATCCAAGAGAGGTATTCAAGATTATGTTGTTATTTGCGATGAGACAAATAACACTGCTGCTGTTATAGATAATAATGAGTTTATAGCAGATATCTTTGTCAAACCAGCAAGATCAATTAACTTCATTGGTCTTACCTTTGTCGCCACTCGAACTGGTGTATCATTCGAAGAAGTTATCGGTTCCGTTTAATTAATTTAGAGGTTTAAGAAATGCCTTCACGTCAACAAATAAACACTATTCCTTTAAGGAAAATTAGTGATTTTAAAAGCAGATTGTCTGGTGGTGGTGCTAGACCAAACCTCTTTGAGGTAGAGTTAGCATTCCCAGATGCCGTTGCAATAGCAAACGATGTCTTACAGAAATCTAGATTTTTAGTTAAAGCAGCAGCACTTCCTGCTTCAACAATTGCTCCAGTTGAAATACCATTCAGAGGTCGTATTTTAAAAGTTGCTGGAGACAGAACATTCGAAACTTGGACTATTACAGTTATCAACGATACAGACTTTGTAATCAGATCTGCAATGGAAAAATGGATGAATGTAATTAATAAACTAGAAGATGCCACAGGATTAACTGATCCAGATGAATATCATAAAGATGCTTTTGTTCATCAGTTAGATCGTGATGGTTCAATTCTACGTTCATACAAATTCTGGGATATTTTTCCAACTAATATTTCCACAATTGATCTTAACTACGAAACAACTGACACAATTGAACAGTTTGATGTAGAGATGCAAGTTCACTGGTGGGAAGCATTTAAAGGAACTAGCTCTCAAGCTGGTGGTGAAAATATCAGATAAATAATAAAATACTAGTACAATTATAATATGGCACGGCTATTTGGGTTTTCTGTTGAAGATAACGAAAAAAAATCACAGTCGATAGTTTCACCCGTTCCTGAGAATAATCAGGACGGGTCTGACTATTATATACAGAGTGGGTTTTATGGTTCTTACGTAGACATCGAAGGAGTATATCGTAACGAGTTTGATTTAATTAAAAGATATAGAGAAATGGCACTTCATCCAGAGGTTGATGGTGCAATCGAAGATATTGTAAATGAAGCAATCGTAAGTGATCTTTATGACTCACCTGTTGAAATTGAATTATCAAATTTAAATGCAAGTGATAAATTAAAGAAAATAATTCGTGATGAGTTTAAAAATATCAAAGAAATATTAGATTTTGATCGAAAGGCACACGAGATATTTCGTAACTGGTACATTGATGGTAAATTATGCTATCTCAAGGTTATTGATCAAAAGAGACCACAAGATGGTATTCAAGATTTAAGATATATCGATTCACTCAAAATCAAATATATTCGCAAAGAAAAGAAACAAAATAAAGATGCTTATATTAATGTAAATGCTAATCGTGGAAATGAAGAGTCAACTCTTAATCCACAGATTGATGAGTATTACATGTATACTCCAAAACCATCATATCCAACTAATCTTGCAACAGGTGGTGGTGGAACTAAGGGAATTAAGATTGCAAAAGATGCAATTACATATTGCACATCAGGTTTAGTGGATCGTAATCGTGGAAGTGTTTTATCATATTTACATAAGGCAATCAAAGGACTCAATCAACTCAGAATGATTGAAGATAGTCTTGTAATTTATCGTTTATCAAGAGCTCCAGAAAGAAGAATATTTTATATTGATGTTGGTAATCTTCCAAAGATAAAAGCAGAGCAATACTTAAAAGAGGTAATGTATCGTTATCGTAATAAGTTGGTTTACAATGCTCAGACTGGAGAAGTTCGTGATGATAAAAAATTTATGAGTATGATGGAGGACTTCTGGTTACCAAGAAGAGAGGGTGGAAGAGGAACTGAAATCACAACTCTACCTGGTGGGCAAAATCTTGGTGAATTATCAGATATTGAATACTTCCAGAAAAAATTATATCGTGCACTTGCTGTTCCAGAATCACGTATTGCTTCTGATGGTGGATTTAATTTAGGTCGTTCATCTGAAATATTAAGAGATGAACTTAAATTTGCAAAGTTTGTTGGACGTTTGAGAAAGAGATTTGCTCAAATGTTTAATGATATGTTGAAGACTCAATTAATTCTTAAGAATATAATTACACCCGAAGATTGGGAGTCAATTCGTGAACATATTCAGTATGATTTCTTATATGATAATCAGTTTGCGGAACTTAAAGAGTCTGAATTAACGAATGAGAGACTTGCAACTCTTGCAACAATCGAACCATATATTGGTAAATATTACTCAAATGATTATGTAAGAAGAAAGGTATTACGTCAGACTGATGCAGAAATTATTGAAATAGATGAGCAGATTGAACAGGAAATTAAAGATGGTATCATTCCTGATCCAAATGCTATTGATCCAATCACAGGACAACCACTTGAGGGTGGTGGAGATTTAGGTAATATTCCAACTGAACCAGATTTAGAAAAATCTGCAGCAGTCACTGATGCACAGTTAAGTAAAGATACTAAAACGGCGGAAATCTAATGAAAATATTATCAGCAGAGACAAATTTATCATCTGCCACAAATGTTGGTAATGCAAGTGTAGTAAGAATATTTAATAGTGATTCTTCTGCATCTACAGTTACAAGAAAAGACTCTGGTGGATCTACAATAGGGACTTTTACAGTTGGTGCTGGAGAGGTGATTTATTGTAAGAAAAATTACACAGATACTTTAGAAGGAGGATCAGCACTTAAGGTATCAAAAGTTGCTTATAGTCACATGATGTCTTATTCATCATATTCTTCTTCTGGTGGAGGAGGTGGTGATAATGTTGTTACTGATAATATGGTTGTTTATTTGGATGCTGGTAATAATTCATCATATTCAGGAAGTGGTACATCTTGGAATGATATAAGTGGTAATTCGAATAACTTTACTTTGACAAATGGACCTACCTATTCAAGTAGTGACGGTGGAGCCATAGTCTTTGATGGTGCAAATGATTTTGCGACTTCGGCTACTAATGCTAGTTTCTTTGCATTTGGAACAGGTGATTACTCTTATGGTGTATGGGCAAAAATGGATTCTACTGATAATACTGAATCTCTATTATCATGTGGAACACCTGATGGTGGTGGGACTCCAAATAGTTTTCAGTTAGATTTTGAAGGAACAAACACAAGAATTAGACATCTTTTTAGAGATGGATCCCAGCAAAGAAATTTCACACCTTTACAGGCTTCAGCATTAGTAGGGACTGATTGGTTTTATGTAATGGTTGTTAATGACAGGTCTGAAAATGAATTAAAAATATATGTAAACGGTACCTCTCATGATGACAGTGATAGCATTTATGGAACTGCAAC